CCATTCACGAGTTAAAACGATACGGACATCAAGTTAAATCAGTTGAGAAGGGTAAGGATAGTGTGAACTATGGAATACAGATACTCCAACAGAAAAAGATGTTTATAACCAGTTCATCACAGAATATCATAAGTGAGTTTCAGAAGTATATGTGGAAGAAGGATAGAAATGGTGGATATGATACAACCCCCATTGATGCTCATAACCACGCCTGCGATGCTTTAAGATATGTGGCGATGTCCAAATTGGGGGTTAGAAAAGAAGGAGGTAATAGACCATTCGTAGGATTTATGAATGTGTAAAAACATTTCCCTTGTGGAGATATTTATTTTTAATAAAGAGAATTATGATACAGATTAGCGTACAAGTAGACAACGAAGAAGTAAAAGATTACGAATTTCCAAGTGATTGGAGTGAGGTTACGATAGAACAATTCACTAATATCTACTCAATTGATACGAGTGTTCACGAAGGAATGTTCTATTCATTTGAATTGATCCACCAATTATCAGGGATTGATAGAGAGATTATAGAACAGATTGACTACAATGACTTCAAAGAGTTAGTTAAGTCACTGGCTTTTGTTTATGAACCGATTGAGGAACTAAAGAAAGAGTCAATTATTGTGGATGGGGAAGAATATTTCCTCTATTCAGAGTTTAATAAATACACCGCTGGTGAGGTTATTTCCATTGAGACAATCATTCAGTCAGCGGGAGGGGATATAAAGAAGGTAATGAGTAAATTATTATGTGTATTTCTACGTAAGAAGAAAGAAGATGGTAGTTTAGAGAAGTATAATACGAGTTTTATGGCTCGTGATGAGAAGTTTAGGAAAATAAAGATCAGTGATATTAACCACATCTTCAGTTTTTTTTTAACTGGAAGAGATTTATAACCCAACAATACGAGGGTCTCTTCCAAAAACAACGAGAAGTAACAACCGATAATGATAGGTTTAAGAAGAAGTTGGGGGATAAGAAGAAAATGGACGACCGATATGTATGGTTGGACTTTGTATTCACATTGATGGATAAATTACGATTAAAGGAGGATGAGGTATATGAGATGGCTTATGTTCATTGTCTGAATTGGTTGGGGTATTTTAAGAATAAAGAAGAATTAAAGAATAAAAACGCAGTATAATGGCTATAACAAATGTAATAACATTAAATCAGATAATTAAATGGTTCCAATTGTTCCAACAGAATAACTATTTTTTGAATGATTTCGGATTTGGGGAACCTTACGACATTGGAACATCCCGTCAAATGAATTTCCCCTATATGTGGGTGATGATGAATGAGGATAATACCATTGGTCAAGCGGTTCATAACAAGACGGCTATACCTGAATTATCGTTTTCCATTATGTTTATGGATAAGATCAATATCCAAGAGAATTATTTGGATGTTAATGGTTTCCCATCAGACAACTCACAAGAGATATTGAGTGATATGTTACAGGTTCTTCAGGATTTATTAACAGATGTGGCTCAAAACTGGCAACAATATGGGGCATTCATCTCACAAGACGTAACATTCTATCCCGCTGTTGATGAGACAACGGATAAAGCGACGGGGGTTGTAGCGAGAATTATATTAAAATTAAAACAAGTGAACTGTATCATACCTGAAAATCCTTACTTTGATACACCTACCCCAACTCCTACACCAAGTATTACACCAACATTAACTCCTACTCCAACACCAGGATTAAGTCAAACACCTACTCCTACACCTACTTCAACACAAACTTTATTTAGTGCTTTGGTTTATAGTGGAGGTATAAATACTGTTTGTGTTTCAACTACTCAATTAACAGTATATTCATCACAACCAATACCAACGGTCAATCAAGGTCAAACATTATGGACTAATTCTTCTTTAACTAATCAATTTTTTGGATGGATTGTTTTATCACAATCATCAGGATCGCCAAAATATTTCACAGCAAATGGAGGTTTAGAAATTGGTGGAACTTGTTAATAAAATTAAATTAAATATATATGGGAATAAGAATAGTAAGAGATGGGGTGACCATCCACAACGACACAAAAACAGCACAGAAAGAACCTCAACCAATTCAACAAGAAATGGAAGATTTGATCTCACAAAAGAAATTATTGGAGAGAGATTTGAAAATAATGGACTTGGAGAGACAACTTAATTTGTTAAAAAAACAATTAAATAATGGCTAATCAAATGTTATTTTTTGATACTAAATTAGCCAATCAATTTGGGAAGGATTATGTTAAGATCCTTGTAGGCTTATTGAGGAATAATACCGTACCATCAAGACCTGGTTTAAGGTCATATCCAAAGGTGGCGACAGGTAGGTTAATTAGATCAATCAATTATAGATTACAACCAACGGCTCAAGGTATTCAAGTTCAATTATTGAGTGAGGATTACTTAAAGTATGTGGATCAGGGGAGAAGAGCGGGGGCGAAATATCCCCCAATCGGACCATTGTTAAGATGGGCTAGAGTAAAAGGATTACCTGAAGGAGCAGCATATGGAGCACAAAAGAATATTCATAAGTTTGGGATCAAACCAACCAATGTAGTTAGGAAGACAATCAACATCATACAGACCTCAAGGAACGCTAATAGGATTTACGAACAGAGAATGGTAGATAATATCGTTAAGATGTTGGAGAATAACTACAAAGCGGCTCAAATTAAATTTGATAAGGGGGGATAAAAACACTTGTGTATTTGGAATATTTAATTAAAAATATTCTATGGGTTATTCCGCTATTACATTACCTCATCAATTTATGGCGGCTTATTCAGCCGTACCACTTAAAGTATTTGATACTGACTACGATCAGGTACAACAATATAAGTACATCATTAACGCAGTATATGATACTGTAAACGTAACGTCAGCCGCTCCATATTCGTATCAATCAACGATATATACTGAATTAACAAGTTCCACTCCACATACATTTGTGAGGGGGGATACAATTCTATTGAATGATCCGGCTACAACCAATAATCAGACAGGTTATTACAACATAGTATTTATAGTTTCAAGTACACAATTTGTAATTGATCTATTCCCTTCTATATTATTTGCTACATTTCCACTTATAGTTTCAAAATTCTATAAGTGGAAACTAACCCCTGACTTACAAGGTTATGGTAAATTGGATATGAGTAATGTTATGAAGGATCTGGTGAGTCAAAACCTAACAGGTCAATCTACCAATTACTCATTAACTTATGATGGACCAGATACAAAAAAATGTTTTGGTATTGTAGCGGGATCTGAAGGTCAGTTTGTCTTTGAGTTTGAGGACAATATATTCTTGGCGGGTAATGTTGGTTTCTATAATTCAACAATCACAACACTAACAGGTATACCATTTGAAGTGGGGGACGTTATTCAGATCCAACAAAATCCTGTTGCTTGGGCTTATACAAGTATTACAAGTAGTGGTGGTGTTGCTCCCAAAGCGACATTTAACTCATCACAACCACATTCATTTACTGTTGGTCAACCATTACAAGTGGCGGGTCAAGTAACCATTCCTTTTTATAATGGAAACACAAGTGTATTCGCTACACCAGCCCCAACATTAACATCCTTAACAATAGCCAAGGCGTTTCAAGGGAACTCATCAACACCTGGATTTATCTATGGTATTCCAAAACCACAATATAATACAACCGCTACAATTACAGCGATCTATGTGGATCCAACATATGGTGTGGTAATTAAAACTAACCTTGGTTTCGCAGGAAACTCTGTTCCAATTTCAGGACTTATTAGATTTACAGGGAACGCATTACAACAGAACTTGAAGGAGTATGTTAATTATAGTGGGTTCTGTGTGTATAATGCTCACATCAATAGACCTGATTATTCAATCACAGCATTTGATCCATATGTAATTCAGAACAGACCATTCAGTGGTAATAATATATCGACCATTTTATCAGGATCAACGTGTTATAGAATTGAGCCATCAACAATAGGGTTTTTATTGGTACATCAAAATACGGCTAATTTTGCTGATGGTATGTTCTATACATTCTTCAATTCAGCGGGAGCTCAATTAGGTAATTTATACATTGTAAAGCCTACGTCAAGTGTTGACTATTATATGCCGATTGGATTGGCACAGATCAGTGCTTCCACTTATGTGAACTACACCAATACATTTACCAACTACATCAATAATGTGGCGAGTTATACGGTGAATACATACAACGCTACGGGTGTTCCATCACAATCAAGTAATAAAATCTGTTTCAAATTGAACGGAGATTGTTCTATGTATGAGATTTACCACCTAATGTGGAAGGATCAGTATGGATCATTTATATCTTACCCTTTTATTTATATGTCTCGTGATTATATTGAGAGTGAGAAGAAGACATATTACCAACAAGAAGGTACGTGGAAAGATAATACATTTGACTATGATGATTATGGGGTGGGGGAAAAGGTTTTCTATGAGAGAAGTAGAGAATCATTAACACTTAATTCAGGGTGGTTATACGAGTTTGAGAGAGATTTAATTAAGGATTTGGTACAATCACCTTCCGTATATATTCAAACCCCTGATAATCGTTTATTTAACTGCCATTTGGACCAACCAAAAACGGAAATATACAAGAACATAAACGAACAATTATTCTCATATACATTTAATGTGAGAGTAAGTAACAACGAATTTAGATTTTAATGGCAGCAATTAATCAATTTAAGATTATATCTCAAGGTAAACAATTGGATACATACGATGATTTTGATATTTCATTGACGTATCAGATAGATGATATTGAAGATATTGGTTCCAAGAGAGCATCATTTTCCAAAACTATCATATTACCAGGTACACCAAATAATAATTCATTCTTCCAAAATATATTTGAGATCAATATTGATATATCTGAAAGTTCATTTAACCCAAAGAAATCACTACCAGTTCAAGTATTGATTGGGGATGAGTTAGTATTTTACGGAAATCTACAATTACTTAATATCATTACCAACCAAAAATTGGTGGAATATGAGATTGTAGTAACAGGTTTATTCAAAAATATAATGGTTGCTTTTGGTGATTATTATTTAGATCAGTTAAATTTGGACGAATACGACCACTATCGTAATGTTGCCACAATTCAATTATCATATGATAATATAATTACAGTATTTGGGCAGAGCACACTTGTATCACCAGGTACGGGGTATATCTATCCAATTATTGTAAATGGGGCTAATCCAGTATCAAATAGGACTTTTAATGCGTTTGACTTAAACCCTGCTGTGTATTTGAAGACATTGATGGATAAAATGTTCCAATGGGCGGGATATACCTATACATCCAATTTCTTTAATTCAGATTATTTTAAGGCATTAGTTATGCCCACTGAAACCCCAACCTATGATAGTCAAAGTATTTTTGATAGAACTGTAAGAGTGGGGGTTAAACCAGTAACCTCTTTTGTTTGGGTAATGGCACCACCATTAAATAATGGATTACAATCATACTATTTTGGATCACCATTATCACCACAATGTCTTTTATGTGGGGTTACTGCTATGAGTCCAATGTTACAAAAATCAAATAATTGGTGGCAAAATAATACAAATGGTTCTTGGTATGTTCCATATAGTGATGAGACATCTATTATATCTAATCAACAATATCAGGATCCAAATAACGAATGGATATATTTGGGAACACCAAATAACTTATCAAGATATAAAGCCTCAACAGCAGGTTTCTATGAAATAGATGTGGATCAAGCATTCCAAATGTATTATAGACACGAACAAGGATCTTCATTTAAGTATTTATCAGGATCAATTACATACAATGCTAGAGTTTATAAAGTAGCAGCCAATGGTTCAACAACAGTATTAGTCACAACTAATAACTTAACAATTACCCCACCATTAGCCAACTCAACAGGTAGGAGTGCGTTTGGTAATACCACAGTTCCATCAACAGGTTATATGCCAGGTTGGTGGTTGTCCGATCAAGAATATGTAATGAATATGAATATTGGTTCAGTATGGTTAAATGTTGGTGATGAAATTAGAGTACAATTTAGTATGAATTACCCAACATCAGTTCAATGGCAATCAAATACTGATAGAGTATTGGTTGCCGCAGTAACATATCCAACAACAAAAGGGGGTACTCCAAACAGAATACAGGTTAAACCAGCAACAAATATAAATTATAATATCAACGCATTATTAAATTTATCTTCAATGTTGCCGGCAATCAAGATGAAAGACCTTTTTATCAATGTGGTGAAGATGTTTAACTTGGTTGTAAGTGATGATCCTGCTCTACCTAATAACCTCATCATTGAACCGAAGGATGATTTCTACGAATCAAAACAATTAGTTCGTGATTGGACACATAAATTGGATTATGATCAAGATGTAAAACAAACTCCAATGAGTGAATTGGATGTTAAATCATATGTATTTACGTACGCCGAAGATAATGACTACTATAATAAAACTTACACAGAACAATCTGGTAGAGTATATGGTGATTTTTATGTTGATTTTATCAATGATTTCTCAACGACTGTAAAAGAAATAAAATTAGATATTGCTCCAACGCCAGTATCAGATAATTTTATGACCCCATATATTGGTCCATTCTTTGCTGATATAGATACGAATTCAAATTTAAGACCATTCAAAGTAAAACCTCGTATTCTATTTGTTAAAAAAATAACACAAAGTCAAGGACTATTTAACGATATTAGAATTAGAGATACTCCAACGAGTTCAATATCTTCGTCGTTTACATATGTTCACGCTGGTATGTATGATGACCCAACAAATCCTGAATATTCATTAGAATGGGGGGACTCTACAAGATTATATTACAATACAGCGTTATGTTGTCCAAGTAATAACCTAATAAATCAGTTTTATCTGTCTACATTGAACGATCTTACTGATGTTAATGCCAAGTTATTGGAAGCCTATTTCCATTTAACTCCAAGTGATCTAAATACATTTGATTTTAGAGACATTATTTTGATTGATAATGCTTATTGGAGGGTAAATAGAATTGAGGATTACAATCCAAACGCTATTGATAGAACAACCAAGGTTGTTTTGTATAAATTAAATGAGTTGGACATCTTCTATAACGACAATAGTGATGTTCCTTCATCGGAAATTGATTGTCCTGATGATGTTTATATTAAGAAAACTAAATATGGTTGGATATTCGTATCCCCATCTAACCAAGTAATCACAGAAGATTGTTGTTTATTGTGGGGTGGGTATTGGACCAATGGATATTGTCAAGCGAAGAAACCAATTATCAATAATCCTTTTGAGCCTTGGGGGATTCAAACGGGATACCCACAATCAGGAGGTGCTATTGCTCCATCATTTCAAGCAAGAGTTGGAGCGATAGGGGAGAACAGACCATTTGAGATGAATAAAAATCAAAACATTATCAACTCAAATACTGTTGTCGTAAAAGGTAGTTCCAACTTCGTAGATTCAAGTGCTGAAAATGTACTTGTAATGGGTGATGGAAACTCTGTAAATGAGAACACGAGAAACGCTTTAATTATTGGAAACGATCATAACTCTATTGAGAGCGATACAATCGTTGTAGGGAACCTTGTATTGAATTCTGACGGGTTTAGATGGTACTATCCAACGATCACAGAAGCGGGTTATGAAACCGTTATGTATGTTGGTAAAACAAATCTAATTGATATCATAGATGGTACATATCAATCTGTAAGAAATTATGGTGGGGATAGTAAATTAAGACCAATCATTGATGGTAGCGAACAACAACCTCCTACACCAATTGATCCAAGTCCTACTCCTACAGAAACACCGACACCAACCCCTACTCCTACACCAGGATTAAGTCCAACCCCTACTCCAACAATAACATCCACACCAACAACAACATCTACACCTACAGTAACCCCTACAAATACTGTAACCCCTACAAATACTTTAACTCCTACTGTAACACCTACTGTAACCACATCAATTGGATCAACACCACGTCCAACACCAACAAAAACAATGACTCCAACACCATCATCAGGTATAATGTACTTGGCTTCATCTTGTTGTAGTGAGCCAGACACCTATGTTATTTTATCATCTGATGGATTATCAGGTAGATTAGTGTTAATTGGGGGTCAATGTTATGAATTAATTGAGGAAAAAGTAGGATCACCGGTATATGTTGGTACGTTATTGGGAACTGATATTGGAGATTGTCTTGAATGTACAGCAATTTACTTCTGTGCTTCGTAAAAACAATCATCAAACTAAAATATTTAACTAAAAAAGAATGTCTGATAAGATAGAATACTCACGATTATTATTAAAGAGAACAGGTCAAACAGGACAGGTTCCAACCATACCAACGGGGACTACATTAAATGAGATGATCCCTACTGACTTATTTGTTGGTGAGATGTATTGTAACGTCGCTGACGACGCATTATGGATTAGAACAGACAATGGGATATATCCAATCTCATTATCAGGTCTTACAGCATCAACCCCCGATTTAGGACAGGTCTTATATGAGGGGAATTATACAAATGGATTTGATATTGTTGTATCTCCTGGTAATACCATTGTATTTTCAGGATTAAGTTCAGGTTCAAGTTCAAATTTATTAGCAATAGATGCTTCAGGTAATACAATTTTAGTTACGGGATCAACATCTGGTGGTTCAGGAACATCAGGAACAAGCGGAACTGATGGGACAAGTGGAACAAATGGTTCTTCAGGAACAGATGGATCTAGTGGAAGTAGCGGATCATCAGGATCAAGTGGTACAAGTGGTTTAGCAGGAACTGCTGGTACAAATGGATCATCAGGTACAGATGGTAGTTCAGGAACAAACGGATCAAGCGGAACAGATGGTAGTTCAGGAACAAGTGGAACTAATGGTAGTAACGGAACTTCAGGTACAAATGGATCATCAGGAACAGATGGTAGTTCAGGAACAAGTGGAACTAATGGTAGTTCAGGATCAAGTGGTACATCAGGTAATAATGGGACTAGCGGATCTTCAGGAACAGATGGTAGTTCGGGTACAAATGGTACAAGTGGAACGAATGGTACATCAGGTCAAAATGGTGTGTCTTCAAGTATATTTTATTATGAAGCAAAAGACAACTCACAATCAGGTAATCCTGGTAATGGACATATTCTTTGGAATAATGTTACAATGACCGCATCAACCCAAATCAATATCAGCCATCTTACAGACACCCCAATAACAGATATAGATATATTCTTATCTTTATTACAAGTAGGACAACAGATTACAATTCAAGACCAATCGGATAGTGGAAATTATCAGGTATGGACTATAACAGGATCAACCACACAAATTACAGGAGCAACTAATTATTGGGAAGTTCCTGTATCTTTGGTAAGTGCTGCGGGGACAGCACAATTCCCCAACAATCATAAAATTATATTAGCAACACTTGGAGCGACGGGAACTAATGGAACTTCAGGGACTAATGGTACTAGTGGAACAGATGGATTAACTCAATATTGGAACACTTGGCAATATTCATCAGGATCAACATCACCATCAAATCCAGGATCTAGTTTAATGAACTCTAATGGTGCTGTTATTTATGATCCATTTTACGCATCAAATATTACATACGCATCTGGTATTACACAATTTTCGTTTTATTATTTTGCTTTAGGTGTAGATTATAAAAATTATTTGAATTTTCTTGTATCAAAAGTTAATTCAGGATCTGCTTTATTTATACAAGCAGGAAGTGTAGAAAATGGAGACCAAATAATCTATAGTGCTTCTTCGGCTAATACATATGTTTCAGGAGCCCATACTTGGATGACTTTTAATGTTGGATTAACATCAAATCCTGTTGTTAACTTACCTTTTGTATTTATTAATAATAAACAATATAATTTTGTATTTAATCTTGGTGGAACTAATGGAACTTCAGGTACAAATGGTAGTTCAGGTACAGATGGATCTTCGGGGACAAGTGGTAATAACGGAACTAGCGGAACTAATGGGTCTGCTGGTACGAGTGGTACATCATTCGCATCTCCATATGTTGGTAACGTACAAATTACATCAGGACAAACTTGGATTACCTTACCAACAACAGGAACAACAACAAGCGCCACAACTATAAATTGGAATAATGGTAATACTCAAGAATTTGTATTAGGGGCATCAACAACCTTTACATTCAGTAATCCAAACGCTGGAGCAACTTACATATTAATAATAAGACAATCATCAGGTGGTTCTAACACAACTACTTGGCCCGGTACAGTGAGTTGGGCGGGGGGGACACCACCCACTATGACGGCAACTGCCAATAAATTTGATGTATTTACATTTGTCTATGATGGATCTAAATATTTCGGTTCTTACATACAAAACTTTACTTAAATGATTGTATATCCTTTTTCATTTATTAAATCAGTAGGTACAGCATTAGACCCTGATGCTGCAGCATTTTTAACAGCGATTGGTAATACAGATCCAACAATAGAAAGTGCTATAAATACTTTAGTTATAGATTTGAAGTCGGATGGATTATGGTCTAAATTAAATGTAATATATCCTTTTGTTGGGGGTACTGCAACGTCAAATAAATATAACTTAAAAGATCCAAGAGATTTAGATGCAGCATTTAGATTAACTTTTAACGGTGGAATTACACAAACAAATGGTTTTAATCCAAATGGGACAAATGGATATGCTCAAACTTATTATATACCTGCGAATAATGCTACATTAAATAATGAGCACATTTCAATTTATTCTAATACAAATAATACCCCATCTGCAGGTGATAATGTTGATATTGGAACAATTGGTGATACTTTAGATTATACATCATTATTAGCACTTCGTGGTACATCAGGAATAATATCTAGATTTAATTATGAAGCCATAACGGCAAGCGATACTACAAGAGCAGGGTTTTTTGTTGTTGAAAAAAGTTCGGCAAATAGTCCTAAAATATATAAAAATGGGACATTACAATTAAATGGAACAAGTGGTGGAAATGGATTATCTAATTATGGTGTTTTAATTGGAAATACAACTTTATTTGGTAGTTCACCATATAGTGCTGGATATAGTAATCAAAATTATTGTTTCGTTTCTATGGGTTCAGGATTAACAGCAACAGATAACACAAACTTATATTCAGCAGTTCAAGCATGTCAAACAACATTATCAAGACAAGTATAATATATTAAATATGAAATTATATAAATTATCAATAGAACAAAAAGAAGAAATACAAGATAAAATGTATTTTGATAATTGTTATTTTAACCCAATTGAAGATATAAATGGGGATTTTTTTATAACACAACAAGAAGTAGATGATTGTACTAATAATAATTTTTTATGGATTAAAGAATTAGAGCTAAATGACTATGAACCTAAACAATTAAATATTAATTCAATTACATAATTGAAAATAAACAAAAATATAATATAATATGCCAGTTAATATGAATACCTTTTGGTCTGATTTGGGAGTTATCGGTGGGGTATCGGGAGCAACAAATCAATATGACCTTTTTAATGGATTAACATTTAGTGATGGATTTGTAAGTTCATCCCAATATGACTTCTTCAATCATTTAGGAACAAATAGTTATGAGTTTTTTAAGTCATATAATTCTGTTGACCCAAATATTGTGGATCAATATACGTTCTTCCAAAATACAAGTGACCCAAATATTTATAATTTCAACACATTTTACACATATGCTGGTGAGTTTATAAATTCTGAACCTGTAACTCCCACACCTACCCCAACTCAAACAATAACTCCAAGTGTTACTCCTACAAAAACAGTAACTCCAACTCCATCTGTTACCACAACAGTAACACCTACAAGAACATTAACTCCAACTCCTACAATAACACCAAGTCCTCAAGTTTACATTTTAGATAGTTATAGTGCAAGTGCTGCGTTTTCAGTTAGAAAATTAAGATCCGCATATAGTGGAAGTGCTTTAAGGGTTAGAAGAAGTAGCGATAACACAGAACAAGATATTGGATTTACTGGTGTAAATCTTGATACAGCATCTTTATTATCATTTGTTGGAACAGGAGGAACCGATAATGGATTTGTAACAACTTGGTACGATCAAACAGGAAATGGATTAGATATAGCACAAGGCGTTGCTGTAAATCAACCTAAAATTGTAAATGCGGGGGCTTTAGTAACTTTAACTGGTACGGGATCAACAAGAACAACATTATCATTTGATGGTTCAAACGATACATTATTTACTACATTAATTAACTTGGGAACAGCACCAAATGGAGTTCAAGTTTATACCGTTGGTGATAATGCTTTATGGGGTCAAAATTTAGATGTCTATTTAGGAGCGTACGCTACTGGTAGTTGGGGTAATGTATTGGAAGCTGGTGGATCATCCGTATTCACTTCAGGAGTAATTACAACATCAGCAACAAG